ACAAGCGGCCAACGCGTCTGATCACTGAAACCCTCACAACCCTGAAGCGCACCAATGCTGATTTCAGCCGTGTCACTGTCTTCGTGGCTGACAGCAATGAGAAGCACCTGTATGACACCGCTCTGCAGGCGATTGGCCTTGGCGTCAAGGTTGTCATCAGCCAGCCAGGGCTGATCAACTCCCGCATCTGGTACAACCTGCATTACTACAAACCCGGCACACGCATCCTCAACTTGGATGACGACATTGCTGGGCTGTACGTCAAAGACGGCAACGCCCTGCAGCCGTACACCGGCGACCTTGATCGCTTGGTGTCAAAAGGCTTTCAGGTCTGCCAAAACACTGGAGCAAGGCTTTGGGGAATCAACCCTGTGGCCAATGGCATGTTCCTCAAGCCAACCATCAGCGTCGGCCTGCGGTACATCTGTGGAATCTTCCACGGCACGTTTGCAGGTGATCCGGCCATGTGCGGTGATGACCGTCCACGCCAGTCATCTGGTGAAGACTTTGAGCTGACCCTCAGGTCGTTCAAGCGTTACAAAGGTGTGGTCCGCATTGATGGGTACTGCCCCAAGACCAAGTACTTCGCTGAAGGTGGGATCCAGGCTGAACTTGGTGGCAAGGACAAACGTGCGAAAGACCACGAGGCTCAGCTGCAGCAGATCGTCAATCGTTTTCCCAGCATCAGCAAGCTATACATCAAGTCCGGTGACGTGCCCAACATCAAGCTCAAAACAATCACCCACGGAAAGCTCCAGTGGATATGAAGCTGCCAGTTCTGACCCTGCAGCCCAAGGCGCCAAAGCTCAAGATCGGGGACACTTGCCCAACGCTGCAGCCCAACGTCACAGAGTCCTGCATCCTTGCTGACCCTGATGGCACTCAGGTCGGCTTGTTCATCAAGCAACTGCCTGATGACTTGCGGAACCTGGTCAACATTGCTGACCACGAGGTCAACTCAACTAGGGTGCCGAAAACCATGATGGACCGTAAGCGTCCATTGCCACCAGGGCCTGACGGCAAACGCCGTTACCTGGTTATCTCGCAGTATTCAGCCATCCTTGGGAGCGTGCCGCCCAAGCCACATATGCGACGGGCCTACGGCACAAGGTCCTCTGTCCACAGCAGCAAGACCGCTGGCACATTTGTCAAAGCCATGCACAAGGCAGGCATCACCGCCTATCAGCTTGTGCAAGAGCTGGCACCTGAAGTCACCCAGCTACACAGCAGCAAGGTTCAGGCCCGTGTGCCTGAGAAGTGGCGCTTCGCAAAGCACTTCAGCAGCACCATCAGTAACTGCAACATCGCAGCGCCAATCCATCAAGATCACGCCAACGTCAAAGGCGCCATCAACATCATCATCACCAAGCGGCGCAACAGCACCGGCGGAAACTTGCATGTCCCCGACTACGACGCCACCTTTGACCAAACGGATGGCTCGATGCTTGTCTATCCGGCATGGAGGAACTGTCACGGTGTGACGCCAATAGTTCCCACGCATCAAGGCGGCTATCGCAACTCACACGTCTGGTACGCCCTGGATTCATTTGCATCATTAGGCTGAAACCATGGACAAGAATCCACGCTGCACAAAAGCAGAAAAGCAATTCCGGACATCGAGGTTTGCCCGGATGATTGCCAATGGGGCAACACGTTCAGACCTTTTGCAATACGCCGCAAGTGAATGGGGGCTGAAGCAAAGGCAAAGCGATGAATACATTGCCCTAGCCACAAAGCGCCTTGAAGAAGATTTCAACTTGGATCGCCAAGCTTTTGCCGCAATACTTTTGTCCCAGCTGAACGTCGTCCATAAGAAGGGCATGGAACAGTCCAACCTTCAAGCTGTGTTGGGCTGTATCAACACCGCTGCCAAGATTGCCAAGCTGTATGACTGATGGGTGTTCTGTCCACGATTCCAAGGGGCAACATCCTTCAACGGCTTGGGGCTGAGGACAGCCAGATTGATGTAGATCGGCTGCTGCAGCAGGTGAGGGCTGACCTGCACCCTGGCCAGCTGGCCTTTGTTGAAGACGAACAGACGCAGATCATTGGACTCTCTGCTGGCTATGGCGCCGGCAAGACCAGGGCATTGGCTGCCAAGACCCTGCACCTTGCAGCTGCTAATCAGGGCTTCATTGGCTGTGTGATGGAGCCGACCGGCCCATTGGTCAGGGACATTTGGCAGAACGACTTCGAGGGCTTCCTAGAGGCATATGAGGTGCCGTACACCCACAGGGCATCACCTTTGCCTGAGTACACATTGCACCTGCCTGGTGGTGACACGAAGATCCTGTGCCGCAGCTTTGAGAACTGGTCACGGATCATTGGCCTCAACTTGGCCTTTGTCCTTGCTGATGAGATTGACACGGTCAACCCCAGCGTTTGCTCAAGGGCGTTTCCCAAGATTCTTGGCCGCTTGCGTTCAGGCAACGTCAGGCAGTTCGCAGCAGCATCAACGCCTGAAGGTTTTCGTTGGATGTGGCAAACCTTTGGTACGGATGACGCAAAACAGCGTGATGACCGCAAGCTGATTAGGATGCGATCGGCAGATAATCCACATCTGCCCCAAGACTTCATCGAACGGCTGCAGGCCAACTACGACCCATCACTTCTCCAGGCGTATCTGGAAGGTCAGTTCTGCAACCTCACAACAGGCCAGGTTTACGACCGCTTCGACCGGGCCAAACACATCACAACAGAACAGAACGATTTCAGCTCTGAACCTTTGCGGGTTGGCGTTGACTTCAATATTGGCAACATGTCAGCCGTCATCGGTGTCCGTCTTGGCAACCAACTATTGCTGATCGATGAGGTCAGCGGTGCCCATGACACCGACGCTTTGGGTCAAGAAATACGCAGAAGATTTCCCGACAACCGCGTATATATCTACCCTGACGCATCAGGCGGAGCACGATCTACTAACGCCAGCCAGACCGACATCCAGATCTTGGAAACCTATGGCTTCATCAATCAATCGCCAAGGTCAAACCCTCCCGTTCGTGATCGGGTGGCTGCTGTACAAGCTGTTCTGGAGAACGGCAAAGGTGAAGTCAGGCTGCAGGTAGCAAGCAACTGCAAGCGAACGATTGAGTGCCTTGAGCTGCAGTCATATACAGAACGTGGCGAGCCAGACAAAGATGCTGGCTATGACCACATGAATGACGCCCTTGGTTATTTGATTTGGCGTGAGTTCAATCCGCTGCATCAACGTGCTGGACGGGGCACAGGCATCAGGCTTTACTAAGCTGCAGGAACTGGGTGGTTTGCAGCTGTGTACTCGGGTCTTTCTGGTCGCCAACGTGTAGGCAACGTTACGCAGGTCAATGACCCGAATACTGCCTGGGTAAACATGGAGCCGCATTGGCTCTTGATTGAAACCCTGCTGCTGGGCACGTACGGCATCAGAAAAAAACACCGGACATATTTGCCACAAGAACCAAGAGAACTGGATGAGGCATATGACAACCGCCTGCTGAGAAGTGTTCTTGCGCCGTTCTATGTGCGCTTAGAGCGCATGCTTGCGGGCATGTTGACCCGCAAGCCTGTGCGGCTGACAGACGTATCAGACAACATCCGTGAGCAGTTGTTCGACGTTGACTTGCAGGGCAATGACCTGAACGTCTGGACTTATGAAACTGCACGCAAGTGCGTGCGATATGGCCACGTTGGTGTCCTTGTTGATGCGCCTGCCGCTGGTGCTGATGGGCGCCCGTACTGGGTGACTTATACGCCACGGGACATACTCGGCTGGCGTGTGGAAAACGCTGACGGCAAACAGACCCTGACCCAGCTGCGGTTGATGGAACGTGTTGTTGTTCCTGATGGCTTGTATGGGGAAAAAGAAGTGCAGCAGGTTCGCGTTCTGACGCCTGGCGCTTTTGAGATCCACCAAAAGGATGCAAAGGGTGATTTCCGTGTTGTTGAGGAAGGCACGACCAGCCTTAATGAAATTCCGTTTGCCGTTGCTTATGCCAACCGGACCAACGTGCTGGAGTCCAACCCGCCATTGGCTGACATTGCAGAACTGAACCTGAAGCAGTACCAAGTCCAGTCAGATTTGGACAATCAGCTGCACATCTCAGCTGTGCCGATGCTGGCTTTCTACGGATTTCCACAGGCCGCTGAAGAAGTGTCTGCAGGGCCTGGTGAAGCTATTGCATTCCCTGCTGATGGCCGTGCTGAATACATCGAGCCTGGTGGCCGCAGCTACGAGGCTCAGTTCAAGCGACTGGATCAGATCGCATCACAGATCAACGAACTTGGCCTTGCTGCTGTGTTGGGGCAAAAGCTCAGCGCAGAGACAGCAGAGGCAAAGCGCATTGATCGCAGCCAAGGCGACAGCACCATGATGGTCATCGCACAACAGATGCAAGACCTGATCGACAACTGCCTTGGCTTTCATGCTGCGTTCTTGCAGGAACAACAGGCAGGCAGCAGCTTTGTGAACCGCGACTTCCTTGCATCACGGCTCGAGCCGCAAGAGATCCAAGCCCTGCTGCAGCTGTACACCGCAGGCACCATCACTCAAAAGACATTGCTCGACCAGCTTGAGGCTGGTGAAGTGCTGGGTGATGAGTTTGACGTTGAAGAAGAAGTTGAAGCTACTCAGAACGGTGGTTTGGTTGACCCCGTTGAGCCACGCCAACCTGCTGCTGAAACCATGCCCGAGGGCCAAGCTGAGGCTGACGATGAGCAGATGCCTGACTGATGGGATGGTTGAACCGCAGCAAAAAACGCCCTGACGAGCCATCACGGCAACAGGCGCTGTACTACGTCCAGTCAGAACTGATGGACGATTTTTATGCGGTGATACGGACCACTTGGTATTCGGGTGGTGCAGTCTGTGGCATCACCGAATGTGCGATTAGCCAGTCTGACGACCTTGCCTTGATGGAGTTCACGGGCATCGTCGGTGACGCTTTGCGTGCAGGTGCAGACGTTTCAATCATCTGCATTGATTCATCAGAAGCAGTTGGCATCAAAAAGACATGAGCGCCCCAGCAGCGGTCTACCGCAATGCCATTGACCTGAACCGTTACAGCAACGGTGTCGCCAGGCGGATCATCCGTTCGTACAACGACGTGATCTTGGATGCGATCGACCAGCTGCGAAGCATTGAGGAAGAGATTCAGCTCACAGGTGTAGTGCGGCAGCCCTTGCGCCAAGCAAGGCTTCGCACGTTGTTGCTTCAGCTCAGGGAATCACTAGCGACTTGGTCAGGTGACAGTGCCGCGTTGATGGCAGAGGAACTGCAAGGACTTGCTCAGCTCCAGACTGGTTTTGCTGCTGAACAGCTGCGGCAAGTGCTTCCTGATGGCAGCAACCGTGTTGTTCGCACTGTTGAAATCAGCCCAAGCTTTGCCCAGGCGGTTGTGACTGCGGATCCAACAGCGATTGGCATTGTTGACCTGAGCGACAGGCTGGAAAGGCTCGCCCCTGACACCGTCACGTTTCAGCTCACTACTGGCCAGCAGCTGACGCTCCCCAATGGTTCAGTCGTGCGCCAAGCGTTCGACCGTATGTCCACCAAGCAAGCCGAAGTGTTCAGCCAAGTGCTGCGTGTCGGTGTGTTGGAGGGCAAGTCTGTTGGCAGCATTGTCAGTCAGCTGAAAGGCAGGTTGCGCCGGGAACAGGCAGGCACTGTTGACAGCATCATTGCTTCTGGCGGCCAAGTGACGGCCATGCCCAACAACCAGATCCGCGCCATTGTCCGCACCAGCGTCAATCAGGTTGTTGATGCAGCTGAAGAGCTAGTGGCTTTGCAAAACCCAGATATCACAAAGAAATACAGGTACACAGCCCTTTTGGACAGCAAAACGACGCCAATCTGCAGGGCATTGGACGGCAAGGTGTACGAATGGGGCAAAGGCCCCAAGCCGCCACAACATTTCGGCTGCAGGTCACGCCGTGTGTCTCTGACCACCGGCTTTGCAGCCAGAACCCTTTCGCTGCGTGAGCCTTATGGCATTTGGTTCGACCAACAGACAGACCTGGTCAAAGAAGACGTCCTTGGACCCAAGCGCATCCCGTACTACAACTTCCTTGTCAAGAAGTACGGCAAGGAAGACGCTATCCGCAAGTTTGTTGACAAGGACGGTGCAGAGCTAACTTTGAAGCAACTAGCCGACCGCTATCCCAATGCACAGTAAGTACCAGTTCACAGTGCAGGGCGAAACCGCTGCTCCTGCCCGCAAACCCGCTGCCAAGAAAAAGCCTGCTAAAAAAGAGGTGTCATCTGCTGAAGACTGATGCCCCGTTACAGCGGTCCGAAAAAGCCCCAATCAACGATGGGCAAGAAAAAGCCTAAGAAAAAGAAGAAGTGATGGCAGCCAAGCGTCGCCCACCAAAGGACAAGAAGACGGGCCTGCCTAAGGCTTATCTTGCTGGTGCCAAGAACAAGGCGGCCAAGGCCAGCGAAATCAAGCGCACTGCTGCCCTTTACAAGGCTGGCAAGAACATCGACATTGCAGCTGTCTCCAAATCGAGGACTGAGCAAGGTGGCAAGACCAAAAGCAAAACCACTAAGCGACGCCGTAAAGGCAACGCTAAGAAAAAAGGCTGAGGGCACTCGGTTCACCTACGGGCAGCTTGCTGCTGTGTATCGCCGTGGCCAGGGCGCATACTTGTCCAGCGGCTCACGCAATGTGCCAATGGCTGCCTGGGCAATGGGCCGGGTCAACAGCTTTGTGTCTGGCAAAGGCGGCGCACGAAAGGCCGACGCTGACTTGCTCAAAAAGCGCAAAAAGAAGTAATGGCAATCAAACGCGGTGGCCACACCTTCAAGGGCTACAACAAGCCAATCAGCACGCCAAACCACTCAAGCGGCAAGTCACACGCTGTTGTCATCAAGGATGGCGGCAAGGATCGCCTGATTAGGTTTGGGGCACAGGGCGCAAAGACAAAGCCGCCACGCAAGGGTGAGTCTGCTGCTGACAAGGCAAAGCGAGCATCATTCAAAGCACGTCACGCAAAAAATATCGCTAAGGGCAAAACATCTGCTGCATATTGGGCGAACAAAGTAAAGTGGAGCTGAAAACAACCTTATGGGTTATTCATGGCTGAAGAACAAGTGCAGGAGTCTATGGCTCCTGAAACAACATCTTCAAACGAAGTTGATGCACTGAAAGCAGAGCGTGAAGCACTGCTGAAAAAAAATTACGAACTGATCGGCAAGCTCAAAAACGCAAAAACTGTCCCTGATGGCGTTGATGTTCAGGAGCTACTGGACTTCAAAGCTGCGGCAGAACAGGCAGATCTGGAAAAACAAGGCAAGTACACCGAAGCCCGACAGGCTTTGGAGCAGCAGTTCCGTGAGGCGGCGGAAGAAAAGGACAAGCGCATTGCAGAACTAGAAGCCCGTGTGCGTGAGCTTGAAATCCTCAGTCCTGCTGCAACTGCCCTGCGGGATGTCGTTCATGACCCAGACATGATCTTGAACACCCAAGTGGTTAAAGAACAAATCCAGCGTGATGCTGATGGAACCGTTGTTGTTGTCAACGGCTATGAGCGCACGCCGATTGCAGATTGGGCCAAGTCATTGCCCGCATGGATGCAGAAGCAACCAAAGCCTCAAGGCAGTGGCGCACCTGCAGGCCGCAGCACTGGCGGCGATGTGCCCCCTGGTGTTCGCAATCCCTTTGCGAAAGATACTTTCAACCTCACAGAACAATCCCGGCTCTACAAAACAGATCGGGACATGTATGACAGGTTGAAAGCTGCAGCTGAGCGTTAATATGACCGGAAGGGCGGAAGGTTATGCCGACTGGCCATAGGGTTATGCCCGCACCGTAAAACCATTCACTGAGGATTTGTCATGGCGACTCTTCGCTCTGACATCATCATCCCTGAGGTATTTACGCCGTATGTCATTGAGCAAACCACCCAGCGTGATGCCTTCTTGGCTTCCGGTGTGGTGCAGCCGATGGCTGAGCTGAATGCCGCTGAGGATGGTGGTGACTTCATTCAAGTGCCTTTTTACAAGGCCAACCTGTCGGGCGATTTTGAGCGTCTGACAGATTCCAGTTCTTTGACACCTGGCAAGATCACTGCAGACAAGCAGGTTGCTGCTGTCCTGCACCGTGGTCGTGCTTTCGAGTCACGCGACCTCGCCGCACTGGCCGCAGGTTCTGACCCGATGGCTGCCATTGGTTCCAAGATTGCTGACTACATCGCCAACCAACGCCAGAAGGACCTGCTGTCCTGCCTGGCTGGTGTGTTCGGTGCTGTAGATGACAACAGCTCTGCCTGCTACTCAGCACTGACTGTTGACGGTGCCACTGGTGACACCCCGACGGTTCTTGGCCCCCGCCAAATCGTTGAAGGCAAATCCATCCTGGGCGACCAAGGCGAAAAGCTGACTGCTATCGCCATGCACCCCAAGGTCTACTACGACCTGATGGAGCGTCGTGCGATCGACATGATCTACGACAACACTGGCGCGCCTGACACCGCTGCTGCCCAGGGTTCTACTGCGCCTGCCTTTGGTGCGGTGCAAGTTCCCACCTTCATGGGCCTGCGTGTGATCGTTTCTGCTGACGTGCAGACGACTGGCTCTGGTGCTTCCACCGAGTACGCCACTTACCTGTTCACCCAGGGTGCTGTGGCATCTGGCGAACAGCTGGGTCTGCAGACTGAAACTGATCGCGACATCCTTGCCAAGAGCGATGCGATGTCAATCGATCTGCACTATGTGTACCACCCTGTTGGTTCAAAGTTCTCGACGTCTGTTTCCAACCCCACGCGGGCACAACTGGAAACCGTTGGCAACTGGACCAAGGTGTACGAGACCAATAACATTGGCATCGTGCGGATTACCAACACCAGCAACCTTGACTGAGGGTAATCACCATGGCATCCATTTTTGAGGCAACCGCCGGCAACCTTGTCGGCCCCGCTACTGGCGGTACTGTCACCCAGGCCACCAGTAAGGCAACTGCCGTGACTCTCAATGCAGAGTCTGGCCAGATCACCCTTGACGATGCTGCGCTTGCAGCAGCCGCTGAGGTTTCTTTCACTGTCAACAACGACAAGATCGCCGCTACCGATGTGGTGATCTGCAACCACGCTTCCGCTGGAACCGCTGGTTCTTACCTTGTGCAGGCGAACTCGATTGCTGCTGGATCTTTCAAGATCACCGTGGCAAACCTGTCAACCGGCTCACTTGGTGAGGCAATCGTTGTCAACTTCGTGGCTCTGAAGGGCGCTAGCTCCTGATGGGTTTGTTCGCTTTCAGGCGGGCAAAGGAGCGTGAGGCTGCTGCACAAGCGGCGGCCTCTGCCCCTACACCAGCCAAACGCAAGACTTCTACTGTGACGCCCGATGGCAGTAACAATCGACGCAACAGCGGGCGGCGCAAACGCCAACAGCTACATGACACTGGCCCAAGCTGACGCCTACGTCGAGGCGATGATCAGCAGCACTGATGTGTCCAAGTGGAGCACCGGCACTGACGACACACGCAACCGAGCACTGGCTGCAGCAGCACAACGGCTTGACCGTGAGCGTTTTATTGGCGCAAGGGCCACTGATACACAGGCATTGCAATGGCCGCGTACTGGCGTGCGAAAGCCAGATACTTACGTCAATACGTACGCCACTGGCTTTCCATTCAGGATTTCTGAGGATTATTTCACTGACGAGGAAATCCCTGATCAAATCAAGCGGGCACAGATTGAGCTTGCTGTTTACCTGCACAACAACACCGACGGCATCAGCCTCAGCGGGCTTGAGGATTACAAGCGGGTGAAACTGGGCAACATTGAAGTCGAGCCTGACAAAACTGGTTCTGTGGGTGCAGACCGTGTGCCGCCGATGTTTGAAAGGTACTTGACGGGCCTTAGAATTAGCGGACCAGGCAACATCGCCATTAAACGGAGCTGACCATGGGCTACGGGTATGCGCCGACCAAGGCAACAATCATCACAAACACCGCAGCCCAGACCGGTCGCTTTGTGAAAATTATGGCGCTTGAGGATTCTGTCATTGCGTCAATGACCTCCTCTGCCATTACGGAGAACGGGTCTTCAACGATCAACGCAATCAACATCAACACCTCTGCCTGTATTGAGGGCCTTGAGGTGACCAGCATCACGCTCACAAGCGGAACCGTCGTTGCATACGAAGCCTGATGGCACTCAAGGGGCTGGACAAGATTGCGGCCAAGATCCTTGACACGTTTGGTGGGGACGTGACGATCCGTTACGTCTCTGGCGGCAGCTACAACACCACAACGGGCGCTATCACTGAAACCACATCAGACACTGATGTGAAAGGGCATGTGTATGACGTGAGCGTCAATGAGGCCAACGACCTGATTCAGGCTGGTGACAAACGCCTGATTGTTGCTGCTGATGATTTGGCCACAGCCCCTGAGACAAAAGATCGTGTAGTGATCAGCTCAATCGTTTATCAAGTCATCAGGGTTGAAACGACCTTTCAGGAAACAGCTGGTGACGCAACTCATTACGAGCTGATCTTGAGGGCCTGACCATGCCACGCAACATTGACCTCAGCCAAATACCTGGGCTTTGTGAGGACAAGGTTGAACGGCTTGTGCAGCGCACTACAAAGCAGCTGCAGGACGAACTCAAAACACGCCGCCCACCCATCGGCACACCTGAAGTCAGCGGTGTGCTGGCAGGTTCTTGGCAGATCAGTTTCGACAACAAATACGTAGGCCGGGTGTTCAGCAACCTTGATTACGCAGAAGCTGTTACCTACGGCACGCCTGACAGCCTGCCACCTTCTTGGAAGGGTGTATATGCCCCAGGCAGGTCAAACAAAACCACAGGCACCCCAGCAGTCCGGCAAGGCTATCCAGACCTGATTGCCAAAGACTTGGAACAGTATGTCCGTTCAGAATGGAGGCGCATTGTCGCTGAAGACTGATGGCCGCAGCTGACCTCAACTCAATCAGGGCCACCATTGAAGGCCGGTTAGCCACAGAGCTGGCCAACAGTCCGGCCATACCTGTCGTCTTCAACAACATGGCTTATGAGCCAACACCCAACAGCTCTTGGGTGCAATGCCAAGTTGATTTCGGCTCCAATGAGCATCTTGCCCAAGGGTCAACGGCCAACGCACGGAATCGCATTGTTGGGTTGACCGTCATCAATATTTTTTCTGCCAAAGGTGTTGGGCCTGGCGCCAACTACACCATCGGCAAAAGGATTCGTGACCTTTACAATAGGGTCATCGTGTCGGGGGTTTACTTCGACGCACCAACAGGTCCAGAGGCACTGGCTTCACCAGCTCCCGAGGGCTATTTTCAAACACAGGTCCGTGTGACCTTTGAATTTATCGAGGAACTCTGACCATGGCCGTCCTTCGCGGAGAACAAGGCGCAGTCCAATTTGACGCCGCTGGCTCAAGCAATGCCACCATCGTTGGCACTCGCAGCTGGAGCCTTTCAACCACCAAAGAAACTCTGGACATCTCCAAGCATGGAGACACCTTCCGGAGCTTTGTTGGCAGCATGATCAGCGGATCTGGCACTGTTGAACTGGTCTATGACCCTGACGCCACCGGCCAAGCTGCATTCCTTGAGGATGTTTTGACGACTGCAGACCCTGCAGACGCAACGTTTGAACTGTTCACGACTGGCACCAGTTCTGGCACTGACTCTGTGAGCTTTGCTGGAATCATCACTGACATGGAAATCACTTCCACTGTTGGCGAGATTGACATTGTGACCTGCAACTTCATTACCAGCGGT